TGATTCCGAGAAGCGATGCAGCAAAGCGCCTTAAATGTCCCGTGGCTCGGGTGCTCCAGCCAGTAAATGCGGTTTTTAATAAAGGTCATTTTGTATCCGGTGAATCACTACTTTTCCACTTCTGCATAACGCGCGCCTGCAAGGCGAAGATTCGCTCCAGTTCCCGGCGGGCCGCCTCGGCCGCGCCGGGTTGCCCCTCGCAGATAGCTTTCATTTGGCGATGCATGACGGCGTCGATTTCCATCGTGAGGGCGAGCAGTTCCAAGCGGCACTCCGCCTCCACTCTGGCGGCTTCGGCCTGCCTTTTTAAAGTAGCGTTTATCTGGAGCGCGTAGCGGATACTCTGACCGATGCAAAGCCCGATGAAAATTAGTGTAAGCGACGTCCCCCACGGCTCCGGATAGCGCGGCAAAATAAGCCCCATCGGCAAGAGGATGAGCGCCGGCCATCGGCCCAGTGTGCCCCCCACCCGCTTTAGAGCGCTAGCCCACGTTTGCGAATCCATGCTTCAAGTTCCAGTTTTGCGCGATCGAGGTCGAAATAATAACGAGGAAAGCCGTCCGCGCCGTCGATATAGGTGCCCGGCACTTTCGGATCGAAACGAATGTCGGGCTTTGCGTAGTAGCGGCCCCGGTCGCAATAGCCAGGACGCTTCTCCAGGAAGATCCGACCGTTTTTGCACTCGCATTCAAACCAGGAATGCCCGGCGGGTTCGCCGTCCGGGTAGGTATCGACTTCTTTCCATGTCATATCCAAGTCTCCACAAGGGAAGGGACATCTCCGGGCATCGGCGCCAAAGGAAAAAGCCCATAGGGAAGAAACTGGCGGACGAGCTCAAGGGTTTCCGCGGCGTAGGCTTCATTCGTGGGGGTCTCGCCGTCGAAACGCCGCAAAATGTATTTGCCAGGCGCATCCGCCGGGTTTTTGAAGATCGCCCAAACCTGCAAATTGTCGGGCGAACTCATAAGTACTTTTTGAGGTGCTTCACAAGTTGCGCGTCGGCCACTTGGCGAACCTGGCCCAGGACAATACTGACCATAGGCGAAGTCCCGTTGCGGAAATCGGCGCGGCTGGTGTGGTTCTCTAAAGTGAGGCCGGCCTTCTTCAGGCGATAGGTGACCTGTGAGGGCGAGAGATCCGTGCGCTCGCAAATATAGCGCGTGGAGAAGCCTAAGGACGCCAAAAGAACGCAGGTGTGGTCGTCGACGTCGTCCCAGAAATCAACCCGGCGATGCGCGACCGGGGCGCCGTTGCCATTAACTTCGTTACTCATGCGGCGGCCTCCTTTTTATAGATAATCGGCCCCACCGTACCGATTTTGAATCCCATCGACTGGGCAATGTGGGCGACACTTTCCCCGGCGGCCTTGCGCCGCTTCATCTCCGCTTTTTGCTCAGGGGTAATTGAGCCGGCGGGCAATTGCTGGCGTTTTGGTTTCGGGACAACCAGAGCGGGGGCAGTCTTGGGTTTGGCGGCGGTCTTAGAAGCGAGGGCCTGCAAGCGCTCAAGTTCAACTCTTTTGCGAGCGGGATAAATAGCGGTTTCTGACAAGCCCATTTCGGCCATGATCTCTTTAAGCTGTCGGCCCTGGGCGCGGCCTTGGTCGACGCGGCGGACGATTTCCGCGGGCGGGAGTTTCACTTTGGGCTTAGGCTTGGGCGCGGGCGACTCGGGCCGTGGTTCCAGCTTGGGCATTTGCGGCATACTCAGTTCCATGGCTCGCGCGATCAGGCCGACGTTGCAGCCGCATTGGGGGCAAAAGGTGATGCCCGGTGACGTTGGTTTATTCATGAGATAAAGGGGCCCTTTAAGCCCACTCCCGGGCCTTTACTGGTCAAGGGCATAACCTTATATGTTCCGTTTTAGACGGAACACGTTGGCCGGATCAATCCCTAATTTGGCACAAATGGCACAAAAAAGCCCCGTCCTGTTTAAAGGACGGGGCGAGGGATGGGTAAGAGCTTTTACTCCAGGACGGGGAAAATCCCGTCTTGGTCCGGCCCGGCGTAGGCTCCGTCCGGACCGCGGAAAAAGTCGCGGAGGTGGTAACCCTCGGTTTCGGCGGAGCTCACTGTGCGGCCGGAGACATGCGCCCACCGGACGAATTCAAGTGGGCCTGAGTCGTTGGGCGTGCGAAAGGCCGCTCCAGTATTGCGAGGGTCTTGCGTATCCCAGTATATGAGTTTTTCGGTTTTCATTTTGTTTTGCCTGGCGGGCGTCCGCCCTTTTTGCCGTTGGCCGCGGAGCTTTTGGCTTTGGCTTTGGAGACGGCCGCCCCTCCTAAGGAGCCAATCCGCGCAAAGTGCGCTCGGGCCTCGGGTGTCCGAAACATCGAGAGGATTTGCTTCGCTTGGGCGTGGGCGTCGTCGGCGTTCATGCGGTTTTCTTGCGCTTGCGTGGGTTAATGCGTACTAAATCCGAAATTTGGCTCGCATGCAGTAAGGCGACTATACCCAGGTCGCCAAGGACAACGACGGTGCGGCCAAAGGCAGGAACGTCCAAGTGATCGGGCGTAGGAATTGGATAAGATCGGCCGGCCACGGTCACGATTTCGAAAGGCTCGAAAGGTGCATTGTCTCGCATAGCGCGGACACTGGCAAAAATCTCGTCCTTGGTTTTCGGTGCTTCGGATGGTTCGTCTTCTGGATTCATGAGGAAATGCAGGCTAGCTGCTTAGGTTATGGATAGCAAGGGAGATTAAGACGCGGCCCGGATAGCGGCATGCAAACGCGTCCAGGCGTCGGCTTTGACTTTGGTGGGCGCTGCGTCCAGGTAGGCGGCAGATAATGCGCTGGCGGCGGCTAGGAGCTCGGGAGAACCGGCAATAAGGCACGCGTTTGCGTCCGCCGTTTCTGGTTCGGTGGGAGCACCCGGCCGAAAATCGGTCGAATCGAGCGTCGTTTGCGTTTGGCAGACCACGGAGCCGTGGCCCCATATAATATGCTTGCCGTCGATTTGCGTGCGCGTCCAAGGGCCGGGCGTGTGTTTGGTTTGAGTAGTGGTATTCATGAGAGAGTTAATGTTCAGCCGAAAGCCCCGCGACTCCTTAAGAGTTTGCAGGGCGATGGGGGCCGAGGTTTGCGCTTTAGATAATGCCAGCGGCGCGGAATGAGTAGTATCCGAGGCCTTGCGGATCTTCGTCCTTGTCGCCTAAAATGACATGGTCAACCAGGTCAATTCCCACGTGCTTTGAAGCCTCGCGCAGTTGGCGCGTGACTTGAATGTCCGCCGCGCTAGGCGACGGATCGCCTGAGGGATGATTATGCACGCAAATAATTGCGCACGCATTACTCATGATCGCTGGGCGGAAGACTTCGCGCGGGTGAACGAGCGAGTTGGTTTGCGTGCCGAGGGTGACAAGGTGGCGAGCGCGAGCGCGGTTTTTACGGTTAAGGCAAATCACCCAAAAACTTTCTTGCTCGGGTCGTTCGTCGAAAGCTCCCGCCATATAGCCGGGCACTTGGTCGGCGCGATTGACGTGCGGAGCTTTGCCGTAGTCAGTTTCGGAAACGCAAATATACTGAAGCTTGATTTCGTAAGTTTTCATGAGGCTGGAAAAACGGTATTGAAAGAGTGGTTACTGATGGAAATTAACGGCTCACGAACGACAATTCGCGAATCGTAGCCATCATGGCTCACGAGTGCTCGGTAAACGTAATCGGCGTCACAATCGGAGGTGAAAAAAACCGTATTGATGAGCTTAGAATTCAAATAAACATTCCAGGCGATAGAGGGCATGTGGAAATGAGTTGAAGGGGGAAAGTGAATACAGATTAGGAGGCGTGAATCTTGCCATCGTCGCCTAGGTAAAGATCAGTCGACCCATAAACCTTCGCGTTTTCGGACAGGCGACGGCCGAGCTCGCCCAGGCCTTGGTCCCAGAAGCCGGAACCGTGGCGGTTTTTCGTGAGCCAAAAATCATGCCCAGCGGCCTCCATTCCGGACATTCTGACGCAATAGCGCCTAAGGTCCTTTTCGTGGGCGTGCATGAAATCGCGACACTCGCGAGCCATTGAGAGGAGAGAGGAAAAGGCGATATCGTCTCGCGAATAGTTCGCGTCAAACGGCTCACCGCCTGACTCGGTGGAATTATCGCAAGACGACCAAAGGGCGCAGGTGAGAAAGCCAATGAAGAATTGGCGGAAATCAGAATCGGTTTTTGTTTTCATGAGAATTGCTTTGCAGCATGGAACGCCTAGCGAAGTAGGCGTTCGGTGCTGGAAATCAGAGCTCGCCGCTCAACTCTCCCGCGTGCATTGCTTGCGCGTCGGCGAGTAGTTTTTTGAGATCAATTCCGTTCGAGTCTGCGAGGTGCATTAGGTCCGTGAATAGGTCCTGCATCACCTCCCGGAAACATTCCGGGTCACCCGTTGCTAGGTCGCGATCTTGACGCGTTACTTTGGCAAAGGCGAAAAGGGCTTTTTCGGCCCAATCTGCGCGGTCTAAGTTTGTTGGATTCATGGTTTAAATCAGAGTGAGTAAGAGCGGAGGTAAAACGGTTCGGACGAGTAGCTATCAGGAGAAAAAACCGAGTAGGTTTGCGGAACGAAGGGAGCGCGGAAGGATTCGCAAAACGCCTGCTGTTCTCGGTTGTGGCGGGCGATCTCGGCGCATTCGGATGCGTTGAGTTCAGAGGCGAATTGCGTGGCGGCTTGGCGAGTGGCGAAGGATGCGACGCTCGCGCCGTTGAACGGAGAGAGGACGAGATAGTTCATTTTCCTGGGAAGCGAAAACCTTTGATTGGAAAGCGAAACCAGAGGCAGTCGCCCGCGAGCGTGCCCGCGTCGTTATGCGTGCGGAATTCATTTTCCTCGGAACACCCGCAACAGGAGAGGAGTTTGCCGGCATACGAATCAAACCAGGCGTCAACCTGTGCAATTTCCGCGTCTTCCAAGCCGGAAGAATCGCCATTAATGAGATAACTCGCCCAGCATTCCGGCAAAAGATAGTCGCGAAACCCATCAGGAGGGTTTCCCCATGAGGGAATGCCGTAGTCGGAGTCTGAATACTCGGCAAGATCAGCGGAAATGGCGTCAGAGATGCCTTGCTCAAACGCCTCCCAAAGTGCTTCCGAGTTCTCCTCGTCAGAGTTGAATTCGTGGGCCGTGAATTCGAACGGGGAATAGTCCCGCGAGTTACTCTCCGCAGCGTAGCAGGCGTCTTGATGCACTTCGCGAATGTTTTCCGCGTCAACGGTTACCCGTCCAAGCGCGTCAGAGAAAACCTTTGCGCCGAGCTCTGGGACGTTATGGCAGGCGAAACCGTGTCCGTGGGACCACCCCTTGCGATAGGCAGAGGTGAGTTTTTCGTCGGACGCGTAGGCGTCGGGAATGGATTCAGGAGAGGAAGAGCTTTTCATAAGGAGGATTTGAGTTTTGCTGGATTTGCAGCGTGAACGGCTCGCCAGTGAAGCAAGCCGTTAGCGGTGGAAATCAGGCGTCTTACTTTTCCAGGGTGGTTTGCAGGTTTCCGCGCGCCTCTGCGAAACGGCAAAGCAAACGGCAATCGGCTTGCTCGGAGAGACGGACTTCCTGAATCCACGCATCGTCAAGGTTGCACGGTTCGCCTGCATTTCCTAGAGATGCCCACGCGTCGTGCTCGTCTTGCGTTGCGCTTTCCTGCTCTTCCGCTGACACGAGAAACGAGTCACCTAGGCCTGAGTCGATGAGTTCATCGAAGGCGTCTTGCTCGCAATCCGACCAGACCGCGCCAACCGAACCATAAACGTTACCGATAACAAAAAGACGAACCTTGTGAGGGTTGAACTCCCAAGGAAGGATAATGTTATTGCAGAGAATCTGACTGTCTGAAAGGTCGCTAATTTCGCGAGCGGGAGCGCAATTGAAAGCGCCCCCATTTTTAGGCTGAAGGGAAAGAATAGTAGGCATGAGAAGTGAAGGGTTGAGGCTGTAGTGGAGAAAGGGATACGAGTTACCTGACCGAGCGACTGGCAACGACGGACCGGCCGTAGGCGTCGACAAATTTCGAAGTTGGCGAGACGACACGAAATTGAGCATCCCCATTTGGGAGCACGTGCAAAAAGCCGTCTTTACTGACAGCTGCATGGCGACACCTGAGATTGCCGGCCGCAAAGCCTGCCCCTACCAGGTAAAAGCCATCGGGCAGGCTGTTGAGCTCGCGAGCGAGACGACGGAGATAAAGAGCGGACGAAGTTAAGAGGAGTGGTTTCATGCGAATCCACGAATAACCTAAGCGCGCTTAGCTTGTCAAGCCCATTACGATTCACATTACTGTCAAGTAAAGCAAAGCTTGACAGAGCGCCGAACGGGTAAAACGCTCGCGCGCCATAGGGTTTCGGAGCTTTTGAGCGAGTTGTGCGAGCGCCCAAAAAAGCGCAGAATCTGTCCCCTCCGAGGTAAGCGGCAGCGTAGGCTTGGCGGAGCGCTAGCGCACCGAGCATCTCAGGGGGTTTGACGGGTCGTTTGGTTCTCGCTAACGAAATCGTCATGGTGAGCACGAACACAAGAAAGCCACGGCAGCATTACAGCGCGGCCGTAATAGCCAAATGCAAAGCACTATACGTAGTCAAGGGACTGAACCCCAAAGACGTGTCGGAACGGACTGGGGTGAGTTGCGACGCACTTGCCAATTGGACATCGCGATACGGTTGGACCGCAGAGAAGCGAGCTAGGCTGAGTCGATTGGAAAAAACGGCCGTCACGCGTGCGGAAGACGCAAACGCTGGTTTTCTTGAGTCGATGGGAACCCAAGCGGAAGAAATTGCCGAAGACGCAATGCAGATGAGCCGTGAATACGCTAATGCACGCGATCCGTTCGCAGCAAAGAACCTTCAGAGCTCAACTCAGAGCGTAAAGAACATGGTTGACGTGTTCTTTAAGGCGCGAGGACTTGACGGAAAGGCGACTGGCTCAACCGTGAATATCGGTTCGGTTTATGTGAACAACGCTCCGCTTCAGCGCGACGCGAAACCCGTTGTGGACCTAGGCACGGTCGAACTTCCCGAGGGCAACGCGTAGCTTGTGCCCCGTTGTGCCGGTTATGCGAGGGTTTACCCTTGGCGCTTGACCCTCCGGGGGAGGGGGGCACCCCCCGCGCCACGAGCCCCCGCTTTCCCCGCTCAGCCCTAACCACAGTGTTGCTCGCATGTACGGGGCCTTGACGCCTGTGGTATGGTAGCGGCTCTGCTCGGATCGAAACGAGGAGCCGTCCGTATTCTAGAGGACGGACCTGATCCTGAAAGCCACTTCAGATCGCGACCCTGTTGGCAAGTGGGTTCAAGTCCCACCGAGCAGATTTACCCTCACCACATTCGTTCTCGTGGATTTAACTACACCTCGTTTGTCGGCAGTGTGCGTAGGCTGGTGTCCTACGTCGGTGGACTGCAAACCCATCGCATCGAGAGGACGCTCTCGGCCAACGTCGGAAATAGCCCCGGCCTGCCGACTCCAACCCCTAGGCGGCGGCCAGTTTAGCGTGGACGTCTTTTGGGTTTTTCATGCGGCTCACTCTTCGGGGCGGGATAGGTGAGGTTAAACCAGTCTTGGTAACGGTCGTAAATAAAGCGGAGGTCATCGACGTTGACCGTCACGGTTTTTTCGCCCTTTGCTTCCGCCGTTTTGAGGGCCGCTCCGAGGCGACCACAGAAGGGGGTGTTTTTGATTTCGCTCATGGGTGGGCCGCCTTTTCCAGTTCTGCCAACTGTTTTTCTAAGTCCTCGATCCAGGTAATCGTGCTGTCGCGGTGCACCCGGCAAATTGTGATCGTGTTGGGCGAATTGAGGCCACTTTGCTGGAGGTCTAAGAGCATCGCGTTGAGCTCGGCCAAAACCTCTTTCTTTTTAGCGAGGACCGCTTTTGTGATTTCGAGTTGGTCGTTCATGAGATTTTCCCTCAACGCCCCGCCTGAGTGGAAAACTCAAGGCGGGGCTTTTTTCTCTAGGCGCCCTTGCTGCGCGTCGCCCTGTTCTGCCCTGCCGGAGCGCTGCGATCCTTCAGCTATGCCTTCGCCTTGCAGTGTTACGCCTTGCTGTGCCTGAGCAATGCGAGACCGGGCCTCGCGACGCTTCGCTTTTGCCTTGGCGCGCTCTGCAATGCATAGCCTTTAGCGGTGCGGAACCTTGCTTTGCTTTTGCTGTGCAAGACTGAACGGGGCCGTGCCTCTGCTTTGCCTAGCGTTACCAAGCCTGTGCGCCGCGTCACTTGACCGCGCTTTGCCGTTGCACGGGCGTTGCTGTGCTTTGCCTTGCCTTTGCTTTGCGCAGCTATGATCCGCTTTGCCTTTTGCACGGCCTCGCATCGCAGTGCTGAGCCCACGCGCTGGCTCGGAGCCACGCCTTAACTCGTCACCTCCCACTTGAAGCGCCCTTTGGAGCTATTGCGCCACTGGCCCAAGCCCCGCATTTGACCGTAGTCGAGCCATTCGACCACCGTTTTTTCGAGGCTGTCGGCTAGTAGTTTGATTTCCACTTCGAGCGTGGAACCCGCCGGGGCGGTTTCGGAACGAGCCAGGGCGATTCGGGGGCCCTGGGCAGTCTCGGCTCGCAAGGGCCGTTCGCAAATCCCGATTTTTTCGGTTGCGGGCAAGTTGATAAAAATAAAGCGCGGGTAGACAAAGACCAGCCCGTCGATCCGCGTCTTATAGGCCTTAAGGTCCTTACTGCGGGTCCCGTCGGCGTTGCGTAAGGCCGAACAAGCGTCTTTAAAAAAGCCCTTGATTTGGTAGTCGTAAATCCCGATCCGGTTTTCCATTCGGTGAAAAATCGTCGTCCCGGCCTCTTCGCGGTGTTCGGCGGTATCCAGTTCTTGGCGACGAAGGTCGTCGTCGGGGGCTTTCGAGGCGATAAAGTCGGCGAAAACATCTTTATTGGCGGCCTTGGTTCCGAGCATTTCTTCCAGCAGAGTCAGACGAATTTTCAGGGTCATAAAAATAGTTTATTCTTGCGCTCACTCTTGTCATGGCAGCTCCTCTCGCGTCCCGGTAAATTCGTGCACCGTGCGCCCCTCGTCGCGGACTAGGTGACCGATCGAGAAGTGGAAGGCCTTCATCCAGGGGTCATGCATCGTCAGGGTCGCGGTCACTTCCGGCGTGGCTTTAAGCCCCGGCTGCTCTTTAATCCAGGCGAGGTAGTGCATCAGGGCCGAGGCGACCGCTTCGGCGAGGCGTTCGGTTTCAGGGTCCACGCTCATGGCTCTCCTCTATTAGTTTCGCCATCACCTCATCAAAAGCTCCGCGCCGGTTCACGTCGTCCATTAAGGCCCGCCACGTCTGGCCGAGAAGCGACACCTCCTCCGCGTCCAGGGTGACCCCGGTCTTTAGTTCGTCGCACCGCGCCATCTTAAGCATGATGTCGCGGATAAGGATAGGTCGGTCGGGTTTCATTTTTTGTCCCTTTGAATTACTCGGTCCAAGTCCTCGCGGGTTATGATCAGCCCTGGCTCGGGACCCACCACGCCATGGTCGACAATGATCACGTCGGTTTGCTCGCTAAAAAGGAAGTCCACCCGGGCCTTGTCGGCCTGCGGTTCCGTAACCGCCGCTTCGTAGGCCTCTAGTTTTATCCACACATCGAAGGCATCCGGGTCGCGGTTCTCCGGGTCTTCCATCCAAGCCCGTAAAGCCGCCGCCAGTTCATCGGCTGATTTTAGTTTATCACTCATCGTCCACCGCGTCTTTGAGGGCCTGGAGGCGTACCGCCATTTTCATCACGCCATCGTGAAATTCTTCCCATTGCCGCCCGGGGAGGTTGTTACTTGCCGTGATCTTGATTCCGGCGTCCTCGGCTAAATCGCGCGTGAGCTCGAAGGCGCCCTCGCGCAATTCCTCTAACTCCTTCACTCGCGCCTTCAATTCTTCGGACTTTTCCAGCACCACGCCCAAGAAATCAATGTAATCGTCATACAGGGCCAAAAGTGCGCGCAGTTCCTCCAGCCCCAGTTCGCTCTTAGGCTTCGCCAAATACACCGCGCGGCAATTCGAACACTGCCAGCCAAAAAGCGGGGCTCCCGTCGCCTCGACTTTTCCGCCGCACTGCGAGCATGGGTCCATCTTGCTCATGGTTCTATCGCCAAAAGGATTTTCACAGCTCGCACCACCCTCACTCGCGCCTCGGGCGTGAGGGGCATAAGCGCCTCCACACACTTTTTCATGGCGGTGAGTTCGGCGTCGAGACTCAGGTCGTAAAGATCGTCCGGATGTTCAGTTTTCTTAGTCATGGCGTGGGGCCGCCCAGGTCGTCCAGCCCGGCGATTTCCAGTCCATCCATCGCGGTCTTTTTGGCCTCGGCTTCGGCGGAAGTCTTAAATTTCCATTGGCCTGTATCATCTTCTCCAATACGCCACTTTCGATTGAGGAGCACTTCGACCACGTGGGCGTGCTCGACTTTGATCCCCTTGTCCTTGGCGGCCAAAATGAGTAGAGTTTTAACGCGGGTTTTGAGTTTCATTTTCGCGCGCAGTTAGTTTTTCCATGGAGGCCGAGAGGACCGCGATTAGGAGCGCTAGTTCTCCGGCCTTGACCGTGACGAATTCCCCGGGGGTTTTCGTGGCCAAAAGTTTCTCCATAAAGTAATCGAGCAGTTCGTCTAAGTCGGGCGGCGGGCCGTCCGTGAAGGGATTGGCAGGTCGGTTAGTTTTCATTTTGCTCGTGGCTCACGTGGAGTAAAATATTGACTGCCCGTAGGACGGTGACCGCGTCGACAAAGCGCACCGTCACGGTGGGGTCGCCAAGGTCATAGGCTTTGTCTAACTCTTTTTCGAACCGCTCGATTGCTTGGAAGACCGCCCCGGTTTCCTCCGGCCCCGGCTTAGGTTTCAACCCGGTTGTCATCAGTATAGAGGCCTTTCAGGGTTACGCGCCATAACTGAACAATTGAGAAATTATTTCTAGTTTGTCTAGGAGTTTTTTGCGGGAGTCGGGCTTAAGTGCGCCCGGGGATGTGCCGCTACCACTCATGGTGGTAGTAGTAGAGGACTTTGGTTCCCGGGGAGCGTGGGGGCTGTTGCCCTTGCGTTTCCCGGGGCGCGCACCGCCGAACTGGGGCCAGCGCTTGAAGGTTCCACGTAGAACAACGGGTTACCCTTGGGGATTGCCATAAGAATGCCATTCTTATAGGCGTCGTCCCAACGAATGAGTGACGGCTGGAAAAAACCGCCCCCGGGCCACGACCTAATATATGGGAGTTTTTGGCCCAAGGGGATGTCGCTCTTGCCCCTGGAACTAGCCTGTTACCGCGAGAACCGCTTGCCTATCGACGGCGGCCTGGGCGCCTATAAACATTTCCGCAACGCCTGGCGGATTCTTTGGCCCCACTTTGAATGGAACGACTGGGCGAAGATCCTCGTGGAAGCGTGGTGTGAGTACTCGCGCCCCTCGGTCATGGGCCACGGCGCGGCCGGCAAGACCTACGTCCTCGCCTTTTGCGCTTATCTGGACTGGTTCGCCGAGCCCTTCGCAACCATGACGAGTTTGACCACGGTCACCGCCGATGGCCTGAGGCTGCGGATGTGGGGCGACTTGATGCGCGCCCACGAGTCGGTGGCGCCCGAGGTGAGGCAAATGCTCAAAGTCTACTCTTCGAGTAACCGGATGAATGTGATGTTCGACGTCGAGGCCGCCGGGGGGATGAAGACCCACGAGTTCGATAAATATATTATCGAGGGGATGGCGACTAGTCGCACGGCCGATGCCAGTGGGCGGATTCGCGGTAAGCATGCCCCCCGGCGCCGGGTCATTTTAGACGAGGCTGACGACATGCCGGCGGTCATCTACGAGACCTTCGCTAACGTGCGGACCGACCCGGACGTGAAGATTGTCGACATGAGTAACGCGATCGACCGGTACACCGATTTCGGCAAGGCCTGTGAGCCGATTGGCGGCTGGAGTGCGGTCCACGACACCGATTTACTTTGGAAAACTAAACAGGGTGGAATCTGTATTCACTTAGACGGACTGCAGAACCCAAATTTAAAGGCGGGGCTTATCGACGGGAAAAAGAAGTACCCCTATATGCTTGGTCCCACCGAGATCGAGGACATCCGTAAGCAATTTGGCGAGGCGAGTAAAGAGTGGTGGAGCTACGTGCGGGGCTTTTTCCCGCCGGACGGGATCGTCGCTCGGGTCTGGCCCTCGGCCGCGATCGAGCGCGCGCGCCAGGTCCTGGCGTTTGATTTTGCCCCCGAGCCCTGCGCCGCCTTGGACCC